TAATGTAATAATAGATGGCGTAGTTAAAGAAAAATTAGCTATACTGTAATGACACTTACAGGTATGCCTTAAAAAAAGGTAAATAATGGCTTCTAATGACAGTTTTATAACTAATGACCATGCTGATTTAACTGTCCCCATCGTAACTGAAATAGATCTCGACATTAACTCCGAGAATATACTTAATATCATTGCCTATATCTTCCCTCGACAAGAAGATACTTGTGCAGAATGTAGAATAGAGTTTGAAGAAGTAATAGATAAGTTAATTAACTACTACGAAACATCAGAAGATAGGGATAATCTTAATCAGATATATTCGATAGCACACGAATTGACTCGACAAGCAGAACGCTTGAGAGCTGTAGCTTCTAAAATAGAGGAATCTGAAGAGAACTATCATCCACCTCTTTATGAGGAAGATGAAGTAAATGGAAATTCCTATGACATGGAAGAAAAGTGAACTAGACAGGATAGACCTAGAACAATTATTAGAATATGCAATAAAACAAAAGCTGTCTAATACTCTTACTACAGTAAAAGCCTGGTGTAAGAAAAATAAAATCCCCTATAATATTACCTTAGAGGATTTAAAACCTTTCCCCCTTACCTGCCCTGTATTTGATACCCCTATTGATTGGTTGAAAGAAGGACAAGGCCCATCAAATGATTCTCCATCAATAGATCGTATGAAACCAGACTTAGGATATGTTCCAGGCAATGTAAGAATAGTCAGTCAGAAAGCTAATAGACTAAAACAAAATGCTACGAAAGAAGAATTAGAAGCAATCGTAGAATATATGGACAAATGATAATTAAATTTTTAAAAGCACTAAAAGATTGGGTAGACCCTAACTATTGGGCAACCAAAATAGGCGAAAAGAGTGGTGCTTATGATAAAGCAAGAAACAGTAAACTCAGACAATGGGTAGATAGTTTAAAAGGTTGGAAATGGTGGGCATGGCAATTAGGGCCATGTCTATTGGTATTCATATTATTAGAGTTAGGTTTAAATCAACTTGGTATGACAATGTTACCTTGGAGATAAAATGATAATATTAGATAACTTTTTAGACCCAGGTACTTTTTACTTGCTGCAAGATCCTATTCTTTGGAAGAAACCCCTAGCTTCAGACTTCATACATAAAGATAAAGAACCCCATGATGATTTAATTCTAAATGTAATTAAAGATAGCTGGGAAAAAGTAAGTACTTTAGATGATAGGATTAGAAATGCCTACTTAAATAGATCAGGTATAGAAATGTGGACTCACATCATAAGTCCAGATAGAGATAAAGGATTAGATTGGCATATAGACAAAGACGAAAAGCTATATGAAGAAAAAGGGATCATAAAGACCCCTGTATATGGAAGTATATTTTACTGCCATCAAGATATTAGTCTAATAGATGATATGGGAATGTTAGAAATAGGTATTCCCCCAGGATCAGAAAGAATCAAACCTGTTCCTAATAGACTAATTATATTTAAGAGTGGAACACCCCACCGAGTTACTAATGGATTAGAGACTAGCCCTAGAAAGAGTATCGTATCTAATTTATGGGATTACAGCCTTGACCTATAAAAAGAATGTAATAATAGGTATAAAAAAAGGGAGTTAGTATATCCTATATACTATACCCCCCCGGACTGCCATCCTGTTATACCATGTAATTTGCAATCGGTCAAACTAAATTTTAATTAATTTCATCTGTTGACATAACTATGCCCTTAATGATATAAATACTATGAGCACAACTCAGATTAACCTTCATTATATTCGTGCTGCTATTCTGGCGAACACCGGAGTAGATCTTGGGTTTGATGAGATAAAAAAACTTCTTGTCGAAGAAAAACTCATAACTCAGTCCCAAGCGAGTAAAATAAAGATATTAAAAAATTATAGCGAGTACTACGATGACTATACTATTGGTAAGTCATCTTCTAGTGGTGGCTCATCCAACGAGGAAAAATAATGAAACTTAAAGTTGAAAAATCAAATTGTGGTGCATCAGTCAAAGCCCATAAAGGGTTTAGTATGGGTGGTGGGTATCAAAGTGTTTCTAACACTAGCCGACTATCTAAAGATCAAGATAGAGAGCAAAAACTTAAAAAGATGGGGTTAAGCACAGGAGCTATGGTAGAGCGTAGAGAAAAATCTGACGCTAAGAAAGCTGCTGACAAAAAAACTGAGTCTATGAAAAAGGGTGCTCAAAAAGGATCTAAAGCTAAAACTGTTCAGTCTCTAAAAAAGAAAGATGAGATTAAGGCGTATGGTGGAAAGCACATGATGAAGAAAAAGAAGAAGTCTTACTAATGTATGGGGAGTAACTTTAACCCTATAAAATTTTGTAAGAAAGCTAATTTAGTACCCACAAATAAAAAATACTTACAGATGATGCGAGTGTTTAAAATAACCATAATAGCGACTATAATAATAGTATTGCTATCTTTCTAAAAGAAGGAACTTACTATTGAATATTGAAGATTCGTATTATGCACAGAAAAAAATCATCTGTGAAAATGAAAAGCTAACATCGTATGATGCTAGTTTTGTCATTGATAACGATAACCCAAATATAAAAAAGTATAACGAGGTTATCCCAAGAGTTTATACAACTCCTTTTCTAAGTGCAGAGTTTTGTAAAGAATTATTAGAAGAGTCAATAAGGTTATCTACAAAAGAAGATACCTTTGAAGTAAATCCTACAGAAGTGGGATCAGTTCAAGTGCCTGAGTTTAACTTTAAAAAAGTTCCAGGTGTTTATAATTTAATTATTAGAGCTGTAAAAGAAAACTTAGTACCTATATTTAATCATCTATGGGGCAGAGCTAAGTATTATGAAGCTACTATACAGATAGCTAATTACAGTCCTAAAGAAATATCTGAAATATCGTATCACTTCGATAGTGCTGGAGATGTTTCAGTAGTAGTCCCACTTAATACAGGAGAGTACGAAGGTGGGGGAACAGAATTTTTGAATCGAGGTATAGTTGAACCATTACCAAATGGAACAGCTTTATTTTTTGATTCTTTTACTAATAAGCATAGAGGTCTAGCTGTAACAAAAGGACAACGATATTTATTAGTTATGTGGATAAAAGGTTATAATTATAGCTTTGACTTAACCAGGGAATAGAACATGGAATTTATTTATGATTTTATAACAACTTGTACTTATATAGTTACAATAGCATCAATTATTGCTGCTTACACTCCTAGTGAGAAAGATGATCGGTGGATCTCTAAGCTATATGGGTATTTAGATATTATTGCGTTAAACTTTAAAATTAGACGCTAGGAGTAAGTATGTCTTTATATAGAAATATAAACAAAAGAAAAAAAGCTGGTACAAGTAGACCTAAAAGTAAATCTACTATATCCGATAAAGCATATAAGAATATGAAAGCAGGTTTTCCTAAAAAGAAAAAGAAACCTAAGAAAAAGGCATAAGTAGTGGCTCATGAAAAAAGACGAGCTGCAATGCTCAAAAAACATGGGCTAAAGGGTGTAAATAAACCTAAGAGAACACCCAAACATAAAACCAAGTCTCATGTGGTATTAGCCCAGAAAGGGCATGAGTTAAAGCTAATTCGATTTGGACAGCAAGGCGTTACAGGGGCAGGTAAAAACCCTAAGAGTGCAAAAGATAAAGCAAGAAAAAAATCTTATTACGCTAGACATAATGCTCAAGATGCTAAACCGGATAAGTTTAGTGCACGATATTGGAGTCATAAAACAAAGTGGTAGAAGAAACTAAAAAATTAACAGAAAAACAAGAAGCCTTTTTGGAAGCTCTGTGTGGAGAAGCCAAAGGTAATATTCGTGGTGCTATGAATATAGCTGGATATTCTGAGAATACTAAAGTAAGTGAAATAGTAAGTTCACTAAAAGATGAAATAGTAGAAAGATCTTCTTTGTTATTAGCAATGAACGCCCCTAAAGCTACCTTTAGTATGGTAGATGTATTAGATGATCCTGGACAGATGGGTGCACGAAACGCAGTTTCGGCAGCGACCCAAATTTTAGATCGAACAGGGCTTGTTAAGAAAGAACAAATACAAGTAACTACAGATACAGGTGGGCTATTTATATTGCCACCGAAGAAGGAAAATGACTCAGAAGATAATAATTCAGGAGAAATGGGAGAGTAAGACTCGCCCTAATCCTACAGCTAAGATACCTTATGGGTATCAAGCAAACAAAGAAGACCCACTACTTCTTGAGCCTATTCAAGAGGTGGTTGAGAAGGTTAGTGTTGCATTATCGTATTTAGATAATGGACATTCTTTAAGAGAAACTGCCCGGTGGTTATCTGAAGAATCTGGACATACTATATCTCATCAAGGGCTTTCTAATATTTGGAAGCGTTTTAGAGGAGATACTAAAAATAACCCAAGGGCAAAGAAACTATCGGAGAGGAAGAAGAAAAATACTCCTAAGACAAAGAAGGCGAAGGAAGAGTATGCACTTCGACAGAAAAGAGCAGCAGGAAAACGATCAGTTACTGTTGCAGAAAAAAAATTAAAAGAGATTACTAAAGCGACAGATAGTGTCGCACCCAATGGGTTAGGTGGTACTGAGAGTATAGATACTATACCTCAAAGCAAAGAGATTTTATTTAAACCTAATCCGGGGCCACAAACAGAATTTCTCGCAGCAAACGAAAGAGAAGTTTTATATGGTGGTAGTGCCGGGGGTGGCAAGACTTATAGTTTAATAGCCGACCCCATGAGGTATTTCCATAATAAGAATTTTAATGGATTGATCCTCAGAAGGACAAACGATGAATTAAGAGAGATGATCTGGAAGACTCAGGAATTATATCCTAGAGCGTTTCCAGGAGCTAAGTGGGGGGAAAAGAAATCTCAATGGACTTTTCCTAGTGGAGCTAGATTATGGCTTACTTACTTAGAAAGGGATGAAGATTGTTTAAGGTATCAAGGACAAGCGTTTAGTTACATTGGTTTTGATGAATTAACCCAACACCCAACGCCTTTTGCGTGGAATTACATGAGATCTAGGTTAAGAACTACAGATCCAGAACTTCCAATCTTTATGAGGGCAACGACTAACCCAGGTGGCCCTGGGCATAATTGGGTAAGGGAAATGTTTATAAAACCAGCTCCAGAAAACAGGAGCTTCCCTGCAACTGACATTGACACAGGAGAGGTATTAGAGTATCCTGAAGGACATGAAAAAGCTGGTCAAACTCTATTTGACAGAAAGTTTATACCGGCTAAATTAAAAGATAACCCATACTTAGTTAGAGATGGGGCTTATGAAGCCAACTTGCTTTCATTACCAGAAATGCAAAGAAGGCAACTCCTAGAGGGAGATTGGTCAGTAGCCGAAGGTGCTGCTTTTTCAGAGTTTAAAAATAGTGTCCATGTTGTCGAACCTTTTGAAATACCTTACGATTGGACTAGGTTCAGGTCTTGCGACTTTGGTTACTCTAGTTTTAGTGCAGTACATTGGTATGCTATTGACCCAGCTTACGAGAATTTAATTGTTTATCGAGAGTTATATGTCGCTAAACATACAGCAAGAGATCTAGCTAGAAGAATTTTAGCAATAGAAACAGAAGCTAAAGAACAAATGGCGTATGGAGTATTAGATTCTTCTTGTTGGCATAATAGAGGACAGTTTGGCCCTAGTATCGCAGAAGAAATGATGGCTGAAGGAGTCAGGTGGAGACCTTCAGATAGAACAGCAGGTTCTAGGATAGCAGGGAAAAACAGGTTACATGAACTATTAAAAGTAGATGAAGTAACAGATGTACCTGGCATTTGTTTTTTTGAAACTTGTAGGCAAGTTATTTCTGATTTGCCTGTTATACCTTCAGACCCAAAAGGGACTGATGATATTGATAAGAGATATGCTTCAGATCACGCCTACGACAGTATTAGGTATGGAATCCAAACAAGACCAAGAACTGTATCTTTATTCGACAGGGAAAAGCCACAGTATAAGTGGAGACCTGCCGATACAACATTTGGATATTAAAAAATTATGGCATTAGTAAAAAAACCAACCGATGATGAAAATTTATCTTTTGATGCAAAGAAAGATAATGATTCAGTAATATCTCTTGATGAAAGTGGAGATGTTGAGAACCAAAATCTTTCTTACTCAGGATTAGTAGATTATATTGAAAGTAAATTTACCAAATCAAAAGACAGTAGGTATTCTGACGAGGAGCGTTGGTTAAACTCTTACAGAAACTATCGTGGTATTTATTCTACCGATGTTCAATTTAATGATACAGAAAAGTCTAGGGCTTTTATTAAAATTACCAAGACTAAAGTATTAGCAGCCTACGCACAAATTATAGATGTTTTATTTGCTGGTAATAAATTTCCTATAGGTATTAACTCAACTCTATTTCCTAATAATGTTTTAGAGTCTGCTTATTTTGATCCTAAAGAACCAACAGAAGCTAAGATAGCAGAAATTACCGGAAAGAAATCTGGTACTGTTAAAAGAAAAGATATTCTTAAAGAAGTAGGTGCTTACGAAGATGCACTAAAAAGCATTGAAGACGAATTACAAGAAGGTGCTGGAGTAACGCCAACATCTTTTACTTTTGAACCAGCTAAAAAAGCTGCAATGGGTATGGAAAAGAAAATTCATGACCAACTAGAAGAATCTCATGCAAGTAAACATTTAAGATCTGTTGCTTTTGATATGTCTTTATTTGGTACAGGTGTTCTTAAAGGGCCTTTTGCTTTTGATAAAGAATATCCTAGATGGAATGAAGATGGAGAGTACGATCCTATCTTTGAAACTATACCTAAGGTAGAGTCAGTTAGTATCTGGAATTTCTATCCAGATTATGATGCTAGAAGTATGGCTGATTCTGAATTTGCGATTGAAAGACATCGTATGAATAAATCAGAACTTAGAGGTCTAAAGAATAGACCTTACTTTAGAGAAGAGAGTATAGAATTAGCTATTGAAAATGGTGCTAACTATATTAAAGAATATTGGGAAAATGAACTAGAAGATAATAACTCTACTTTTGAAGTAGATCGTTATGAAGTCTTAGAGTATTGGGGTACAATGGATGCTGAGACTGCTGAACTAGCAGATCTTGACATCCCAGAAGAATTAGAAGATAAAGATGAGGTTCAAGTCAATGCGTGGATATGTAATGGAGAGGTACTACGATTAGTACTTAACCCATTTACTCCAACAAGATTACCATATCATGCGACACCTTATGAGTTAAACCCTTATTCATTCTTTGGTATTGGTCTTGCTGAAAACATGGATGACACCCAATTACTTATGAATGGGTTTATGAGAATGGCAGTTGATAATGCTGCACTATCTTCAAACTTACTTATAGAAGTTGACGAAACGAATTTAGTTCCTGGACAGGACTTATCGGTATATCCTGGCAAAATATTTCGTAGACAAGCAGGAGCACCAGGACAAGCAATCTTCGGAACTAAGTTCCCTAATGTAACGCAAGAATGTTTACAGATGTTTGATAAAGCTAGGCAACTAGCAGATGAATCAACAGGTATGCCTTCTTATGCACATGGTATGACAGGAGTAATGAGTGTAGGTAGAACTGCATCAGGAATGTCTATGCTAATGGGAGCTGCTGCACAAAATATTAAAGCAGTAGTAAGAAACATAGATGACTATTTACTAGCTCCTCTAGGTAAATCTTTGTTTGCGTTTAATATGCAATTTAACTTTGACAAAGACCTAATCGGAGATTTAGAAGTAGTTGCTAAAGGCACAGAAAGTCTTATGAGAAATGAAATAAGATCTCAAAGACTTATTCAGTTTATGCAGATGTCGGCTAATCCTCAGATGGCCCCATTTGTTAAGTATGATTACATACTAAGAGAACTAGCTTCTTCAATGGACTTAGATGAAGATAAGATTCTTAATGATCCTAGAGAAGCAGCAATACAGGCTAAGATGATGGCTGAGTTAGCTGCATTGATGCCACAACCACCTCAACAAGCACCTCAACCACCGGAAGGTGGTGGTGCACCAAGCCCACAAGATCCAACAGGGACAGGTGGTGGAAACATAGCCCCAGGTAATGCACCAGAACCAGGAGCACCTGGATTCACAGGAGCAGGTGGGGGAGCAAACACTCCACCCCCAGAAGAACCACAGGGTTAGTAGATGATAAAAGAACAGGCTAGAGAGATACTACCTCTCGTAAATGATCCTGAGATGCACCCTCGGTTAATTCAATATGCCGAGCAAAGATTAGAGATTTTAAGACAACATTTAGAGACAGAAAAGAACCCTCAAAAGATGTCTGAACTCCAAGGAGCTATAGCTGAGATAAAGCGTATATTTACCCTAAAAGCAGAAGTTAGGGGAGAACTTGAAAAGAAAAAGTAAATGGATCAAGAACAAATAGATAAAATTCTAAAAGAACATCGAACTAAAAACTTTGTTCAAAGAATATTGAATCCAGAAAATGCTCCAGAGCCTTTAATAGTAGAAGGACAAAAACAAACTCATTTTATGAGTGCTGAATTTTTAGGAGAAGAAGATAAAATACCAGCAGTATTTCCTAGAGTTATTGAAACAGAAGAAGGAGAGCTTACTAAATTATCTTTAGAAGAAGCTAAGAATCATGCTCGTACTACAGGAGAGTATATAGAATTTGATTCTATAGTAGAAGCAGATAATTTTTCACAGAATTATAAAGGCCCACAAGACTCTGGGTTTAATCAATTTTATAGTCCAGAACCAAATGAAGGACTTATGAGTGGGGAGACAATGAATAAAAAAATGAAAAAAGAAATGTATCATGGTGGTATGATGATGCCAGAGATGATCGTAGGTATTGATGAGGTTTCAGGAAATGAAATTCCACCAGGTTCAGATGCAGAGAATGTTCGTGATGATATTCCTGCTGCTTTATCTGAAGGCGAATTAGTTATTCCTGCTGATGTAGTCAGGTATCATGGTCTAAAAGCGTATGAAGATATGCGTATGGAAGCAAAGATGGGTCTTATGTCTATGATGGCAGAAGGTCAAATTGTATCTTTAAATGAAGAAGAATCAGAAGAAGAATATGATGAAGACTATGAAATGAATCCAACCGATCATGTTGAAAAAAATGAAGATACAGGAATGTATTGTGTTTATGATAATGATGGCAACAAAGTTAAAGAGTTTAAAACTAAAAAAGAAGCTAACGAATACGCCAAACAAAATCATGATGAGTTAATGGCTTCTAGTAATGTAGAAGAAGTTGAAGTCTCTGTTGAAGAAGAGGGTATGGATCTTAAAGAAGACTCTGAAGGAGTTAAATCCTATCCAACAGAAAAAGACGATATAGATATGATGGAACTTGGAGATAGTTCTATTATAAAACTATTTGTTAAAGGTTTAATGGGAAGATAGATGGCTCGTCAAGGACATGAGTTTGTTGATAGTCAAAATGTGGCTAGAGAAAAGCTACGAAAAGAGTATGTCAGTAAAAAGTGGCATGGGGGAAAGGGAAGTTCTCCACGCCCAGGATACTATTCCCAACAATACAAAGATAATTACGATAAAATCTTTGGAAATAAAAAGCATAAAACAGAAATAGATTCGGCTAGAGAAAAAAGTAAAACCTTTTCTTCCGATCAAGATTAATTATAAGAATTTTGCAGAATGGCTACCTGCTTAACCCTCATATTTATATGAGCTACTTAACAGCCCCATAAGGAGTAAAATTATTATGGCAAAATATCAAGGTGCTTATCGAGCCGATCTCGATAAAGAAGATGAAGTTCCTCAACAGGAACAACAAGAAGAAGCAGTAAATACTGCCCCTCTTAATGCTGAAGAAGATACTTTTAAAAAGCGTTATGGAGATTTGCGTAGACATTCTCAAGGTGTTAAACAAAAATACGAGGATGAACTCGCTAAACTTCAGGGACAATTAGCAGATGCTACTAAAGCCCAAATAAAGTTTCCTAAGACAGAAGAGGAAATTGATAGCTGGTCAAAACGCTACCCGGATGTAGCAGCAGTTATTGATACTATTGCGAAGAAACGATCTCTTGAAGTTCTTGAGATTGGCGAACAAAAAATGGAAAGGTTGAAAAATCTTGAAGATACTATCGTCAGGGAAAGAGCTGAAAAAGAACTTAAAGACGCTCATCCAGATTTTGATGAGATTCGCATGGATAAAGGATTTCACGAATGGGTGGCTACGCAACCACAATCTATTCAAGATTCTTTATATAAAAACACAACTGATGCAAGAGTGGCTGCAAGATCTATTGATCTGTATAAAGCAGACATGGGTATTCTTAAAACTAAAGGTAAAAAACCTAGTAGAAAAGATGCTGCTCAATCTGTAGGTCGTTCTACTAGAACAGCCCCTCAAGGTTCAGTTCAAGCAACTTTTTCTGAAAGTATGGTTTCTAAAATGTCTGCTCAAGAGTATGACGCTAATGAAGATGCAATTATGGAAGCCATGAAGACAGGAAAATTTGAATACGATTTATCAGGTGCAGCTAGATAATTAATGTATAATTAAATAGTAGCACTTGCTAATTCACTTATATTCTGTTATATATAAGTGGAATGAATTGTATTTCGGTACAGTTCGCCCAAAGTACTAACGAGCCGATTCGTTCCTACCTCAAGTACTTTTATTTCAAGAAAACAACGAATAAGACAACCTTACCCTTAGACCCACTAGACCTTTAAAGTGTTACTCTAAGTTAGTTAAGCCCTTTTGCGTGGATTTTTTTGTATATGTATATAAGTAAAGCTCTAATGCTTTGCTTTAGCTATATTTCAAAGGAGAAATGATATGGCATTTGCAAAAGCTAGTGGATACGCTAACTTACCTAATGGTAATTTTAGTCCAGTAATCTACTCACAAAAAGTCCAAAAAACATTTAGGAAACTAAGCGTTGTTGAGGACATTAGTAACACCGACTATTTCGGTGAGATCTCTGACTTCGGTGATAGTGTAAAAATTATCAAAGAACCAGAAATCACAGTAACAGCTTATGAAAGAGGAACAGCAGTAGCTGCCCAAAACTTAGCTGATGCTGATTTTAGTATGGTTATTAACCAAGCTAACTATTTTATGTTCAAAGTTGATGACATTGAAGCGAAACATTCTCATGTTAACTTCATGGATCTAGCTACTGATCGTGCAGCATACAAACTAAAAGATACTTTCGATGCAGAAATTCTTGGTCATTTGTCTGGTTTCACAGGTAGTGCAGGTTCATACGCTGAAAGGTCAGCTCTTGAAACAGGAAGTACTAAAGCCAACTCAGGTGCAGGTAATGATGAACTTCTAGCAGCTAACAAATTAGATATTACTGATTTCGGTGGTTCTGATATTGGTGGCGATTCTAGTCTTACATCTATCCCTGTAAATGCAGCAGGTAATGTAGCAACACCTCTTGATATTCTTAACAGAATGGCAAGATTGCTTGATGCTGCTGATGTACCTTCTGATGGTAGATGGTTTGTAGCCGACCCGGTTTTCTGGGAAATTCTAATGGATGAAAACAGCAAATTTATCAGCAACGATTTCGCTGGTGGTCAAGATGCTGGAGACATTCTAAGGAATGGTAAAGCTACTCAAGGTATGATTAGAGGGTTTAGAGTATATAAATCTAACAACCTTCCATACTTAGGTACAGGCCCAGGAACTGTAGCAACTGCTGGTTCAGAAACTAACTTCGGAGTTCTTGTCGCAGGACATGACTCTGCTGTAGCGACTGCACAGCAACTGTCTAAAACTGAAAGCTATAGAGATACAGCTTCTTTCGCAGATATTGTGAGAGGACTTCAACTCTATGGTCGTAAGATTCTTAGACCAGAAGCTATTGTTACTGCTCAGTACAACAAGTACAGCACTTAATAGGTAGCACTTTGGGGTAGCTCCACTTTTGGGGCTACACCCATTTTTTATATATAGATTTATCGGATAACCTAATCGTGGCAACTACTTTCATAGACCTTACAAATAAAGTACTAAGACGCTTAAATGAAGTAGAACTCACTTCATCAGACTTTAGTAGTGCAACAGGTGTCCAGGCTTTAGCAAAAGACTCAGTAAGAGATTCGATAGCTAAAGTTAATCAAGCAGAATTTGAATGGCCTTTTAACTCAGCCGAACACACTCAAGTTATGGCTGTTGGTCAAGAAGAATATACTTGGCCTACTTTTTTTAAAGTGGCTGAATGGAACAGTTTTCAAATACAAAAAGACGATAGTATTGGATCAGACTACAAATCTTTACAATTTATAGAAAGAGATGTCTGGTATAGAGATTATCGAGACCAGGATGATAGTGCTGGTACTTCAGGAACAAGCATACCTGATTTTGTATTCCCTTCTCATGGTAATGGTTATGGCGTTAGCCCTAGCCCAGACAAGGCTTACACAGTTAAGTTTAGATATTATTTAACACATACAGATCTTGATTTGTATTCAGACACTTCAAGGATACCAACTAATCATGATGCTGTAGTTATTGATGGTGCACTTTTCTATATGTACTTATTTAAAGATAATATGGAAGCTGCTCAGATTTCTGCTGGTTCATTCCAACAAGGAATCAAAGAAATGCAGTCCATTCACATCAATAAGTATGAAAGTGTGAGAGATAGACGAGTTAGATTCTAATGGCTGATCGTGTCCAATCCTACAAAGTAATATGTAGTGGGGGATTAAACAGCAACGAGAATCACTTAGATCTTGCTGAAAATTACCCAGGCGTAGCAACTCGTCTAGTTAATTACGAAGTATCTGATTATGGTGGGTACAGAAGGATAGAAGGTTTTGACGAATACGATACCAATTATGGAGAAGTAGGAGTTGGATCAGCAGAAGGTAAAGTTTTAGGAGTATTTTTATTTAAAGATACTACAACGCAACAAGATATGATTCTTGCTGCAAGAAAAGACACAGGAGCTAATACTTACAAATTTTATAAGTATGTTTTTGGAGCAGGTTGGGTAGCACAATCAACAGGTATTACCCATAATACTGTAAAGAATACCCTGACTGTATCTAAAATTAGACACACTAAGTTTAACTTTGGATCAGGAAACCATATAGTTTTTGTAGATGGCGTTAATCATGCTGTCGTATTTGATGGAACTAATTGGAAGGAGATAAAAGTAAGCAACTCTGGTGGCACAAGTTCCCCAGGTGGTGTGATGGCTTTAGATGCTCCGACTGTAGTAGAAGTCTTTGAAAACCATTTATTTCTAGGTTCTCAAAGAACAAAGTTGTCAGTAGTAGCCTACTCTGCACCTCAAGATCCTTTTACATGGACAGCAGCAGCAGGTTCAGGACAAGCACAGATAGGTTTTGATTTAGTTAATTTTAAACCTTTTAGAGATGATTTATTTTTATTCGGATCTAATGAAATTAAAAAATTAACTGCTGATGTTTCTTCTGGATTTAATCTAGGACAAGTAACAGCCAATGTAGGTTGTATAGCTAGAGACTCAGTTTTAGAAATAGGTGGAGACTTAGTGTTCTTAGCTCCGGATGGTTTAAGACCAGTAGCAGGAACATCAAGGATTGGAGATGTTGAATTAGAAACAATATCAAAACCAATTCAATTAATATTAAGTACTCTATCTAAAGATTTTGATTTAGATACTTTAAATGGCTTAGTCATAAGATCTAAGTCTCAACTAAGATACTTTGTCGGAGATGATGATACAGCAGTCATAGATAGTTTTGGAATTATCGGTGGCTTGAGGACATCAGATCAAAGAATAGGTTGGGAGTTTGGGGAGCTTATAGGTATAAGAGCTTCATGCTGCACTTCAGGTTATGTAGGTACAAATGAGATTGTTTTACATGGCGATTACGATGGAAAGATTTACAAACAAGAAAATGGTAAAACTTTCAATGGGGCAGATATAGTAGGAATTTATACTACTCCTTATTTTGACTTCGGAGATACTGAAGTTAGAAAGACACTTAGAAAGATTAATACTTTTGTTAGAGCTGAAGGCCCTTTCACAATGAACCTAGCTGTAACTTATGATTGGGATGACCCAAATACAGCAGTTCCTAGTTCGTACTCAGAAGAGTCTCAAGGAGCACCAGTTAGATACAAAGGTACTAATATTAATTATGCAGGAGCTAACATTAACTATGGGGGAAATGATAAACCGATCATGGTAACAAATGTTCAAGGATCAGGTTTCGCAGCACAGGTTACATTTGTAACAGTTGGACAGTTCGACCCCTATTCAATTCAAGGAATAGTTTTTGAGTTCTCAGCAGCAGGGAGAAAATAATAAATGGCAGGATATACTAGACAGTCAGTAGCTTCAATTATTAATGGTGCTAATATTACAGCACCACCACTTAATGCTGAATTTAACCAATTACTAGCAGCGTTTTCAGGTTCTACAGGACATGGACATACAGGTGGATCAGGAGATGCTCCACAGATTCCTTTAGCTACTTCAGTAAGTGGCTACTTATTACCTGCTAATGGTGGTGTTGGTGGATTAAATTCCAATGCAAAATCAGCTAATCCTGTTGTCGGAGATGACGCTAATGATGGGTATGCCCCAGGTTCTATTTGGTTAAATGGAACTAATAACAGACTTTTCGTAAACCTTAATAATTCTGCTGGTGCAGCAGTTTGGGCAGAGTATCTTTTAAATGATGCTTCTAATAAAGTATTACCCCATACAGACAATACTGTAGACTTAGGCTCGTCTTCAAAAGAATTTAAAGATTTATACATAGATGGAACAGCATATATAGATAGTTTAAATGCTGATGCTGCTTCTATTGGTACTACTCTTGGAGTTACTGGTGCAGTTACCTTTGCATCCACAGCAGCTATTACAGGAAATACCACAATCGGTGGTACTCTTGGCGTAACAGGTGCTACTACTCTATCAGACAATTTAACAGTTTCTGGAACTACTACAGTTGCAGGAGCTACAACATTAAATGGCAATACCACAATCGGTAACGCTTCTTCGGACACAGTTACAGTTACTGCTCAAGTAGCTAGTGATTTAGTCCCATCCTCAGACAATGCAAGAGATCTAGGAAGTTCATCTAAAGAATGGAAAGATTTATACATTGATGGAACTGCAAACATTGATAGCTTGGTTGCTGATACAGCCGATATTAATGGTGGTTCTATTGATGGTACAGTTATTGGTGGAGCTGTTCAAACCTCTGGACAGTTCAGTTCTGTTACTTCAACAAACCTAACAGCTTCAGGTGCAATTTCTTTTGCAGCAGCTACTATCTCAAATCTAGGTACAGTAACTACTGCCAATATAGATGGGGGTACTATTGATGGTGTAACACTCGGAGTTAGTTCTCCCATCACTAATGCTCAAATTGATAATATTAATATCAATGGTTCTGCAATTACTTCAACAAATACCAATGGTAATATTTCTATTACTCCAAATGGTTCTGGAGAAGTTGATATATCGAAAGTCGATATTGATTCAGGAACAATCGACAATACTTCTATAGGAGCTTCAACAGCTTCAACAGGTTTATTTACAACAGTAGGTACAAGTGGATTAGCCACATTAGCTTCTGTTGATGTCAATGGTGGTAATATTGATGGTACTGTAATAGGAAACTCTACTCCTCAAGCAATTACAGGTACAACAATTACTGCTAACACAGGATTCGTAGGTGGAGTTACAGGTAATGTAACAGGAAACCTAACAGGTAATGTAACTGGAAATGTTACAGGAAATCTTACAGGAGATGTAACAGGTAACATTACTTCTTCTTCAGGAACTTCTACAGTTCATGATTTAGTTGTAGATGGAACTGCAAACTTTACTAACACTCCTCTTACAAACATTTCTGATCCTTCAAATGCTCAAGACGCTGCTACTAAAAATTATGTAGATACTGCCGATGCTCTAAAAGCAAACATAAACTCCCCAAGTCTAACAGGAACACCTTTAGCTCCTACTGCTTCTGCTTCTACTAACACAACTCAAATAGCTACAACAGCGTTTGTATCAACAGCAGTTTCAAACTTAGTAGACTCAGCTCCTGGGACACTAGATACACTTAATGAACTAGCTGCTGCTCTTGGAGATGATCCAGACTTTGCTACAACAATTACAAATTCAATAGCTACTAAACTTCCACTAGCCGGTGGAACAATGACAGGAAATATAACTTTAGCTGGAGCACCTTCAGCCAATCTTCATCCTGCTACAAAAGCATACACAGATACAGCAGACGCTCTTAAATTAAACCTCTCAGGTGGAACTATGAGTGGTGCGATTGCTATGGGAACTTCCAAGATCACAGGAATGGGAGACCCAACATCAAATCAAGACGCTGCAACAAAGGCTTACACAGATACTCAAAGAGATACTAGACTTGCTACTGCTGGTGGCACTATGTCTGGTGCTATCGCTATGGGTACAAATAAAATTACAGGTGCAGGAGATCCTACTTCAGCACAAGATGTAGCTACTAAGAACTACATTGACACACTATTTGGTAGTACCTCTTCTGCTGCAAGTTCAGCAAGTGCTGCTGCAACCTCGGCAACTGCTTCGGCCAATTCAGCCACAGCTTCGGCTGCTTCAGCTACTGCTTCGGCAAACTCAGCGACTGCTGCTGCTGCTTCGTATGATGATTTCGATGACAGATATTTAGGTGCTAAGTCTTCAGCTCCAACAGTTGATAACGATGGAGATGCTCTAGTTGTAGGTGCATTATTCTTTGATACTAGCTCTAACTCTATGAAGGTTTACTCTTCAGGTGGATGGGTAGCTGCTGGTTCTTCAGTTAATGGTACATCACAAAGATTTGATTATGTTGTAGGTACTAACTCAGGATCTTACACAGATAGTTCAACAACAACTTTCCCATGTACTTATGATGCTGGTTTCGTAGATGTTTACCTTAATGGTGTTAAGCTCGTAGTAGGAACAGATGTAACAGCTACTTCAGGAACTACTGTAGTTCTAGCTTCGGCAGCAGCGACAGGAGATAATATATCCATCGTAGGTTATGGAACATTTAACTTAGCAAATTGGTCAATATCTGAATCTAATGATGTAGACCTAACAGGAAACGCTAACAATGCTATCCTAGCTTTTGATAGTACCGATTCAAGATTTGAACCTACCTTAACTCCAACACTAACTTCACTAACAACTACAGGTAATGTATCTGTAGGTGGTAACTTAGATGTTACTGGAAGTTTTGATATGAGTGATGCCAATATTACTAATATAGGTAGTATTGCGTTAGACACAATTACAGATGATGGTGGAACAATAACCCTAGACTCATCAGGAAATATAGAACTTGATGCCGATGGTGGACAAGTAATCTTCAAAGATGGTGGTACAAGTATTGGTAGAATTGAAAATAGTTCTAGTGATCTTGTTATTAAATCAATGGTTGATGATAAAGACATTATTTTTAAAGGAGAAGATGGTGGCAGTAATGTTGTAGCCCTTACCCTTGATATGTCAGCAGCAGGTAAAGCCCTATTCAATAGTGGTGCAGCCTTTAATGGTAATGTAGATTTTGTAGACAACGCAAAGATTGTAGTTGGTAGTGGAGATGATTTACAGATTTATCATAATGGTTCTAATAGTTATATTCAAGATAGTAACGCTTCTTCTGATCTACTCATACAATCAAACAACATAGTTTTAGAAAAAACTGATGGCGAAAATATGATTCATTGTGCTGGAGATGGTGCAGTTCAACTTTATCATAATGGGAATTCAAAACTAGCTACAACTAGCACAGGTATAAAAATTGGAACAGGAGATAGCCCAGTTGATGGCGATGCCAATGATCTAGTTGTAATGAATACAAGTGGGGGTAGTGGTATAACTATATCTTCTGCATCTAACTCTGTAAGTTCTTTAAGATTTGGGGATGCTGACTTAGCTAGGTCAGGAATGTTTTACTATAACCATAATGATAATTCTTTAAGAATAGATACAGCAGGAAGTTCAAGAATGTTTATTTACAGCAATGGGATGACAACCATTGATGCTAGTTCAGGTTCTTCTATAGGTAATTTAAGGGTTAAAGGAACAAGTGGACATTCTTATATTGGTGTAAGTAGAGCAGCCGAGTCGCAAGGAGAAGTTGGTTATACATGGAATAATAATGTTTCTAATGTTTGGTGGAACTATCTAGCAGCTAACAGTAGTATTTTGACATGGTACTCTACTACTGGCACAAAAATGACTTTGAACAATAGTTCAGGGGATTTAGGTCTATCATCAGGAAATTTAGTTGTATCTAATGGAAAGGGCATAGACTTTAGTTCTACCGGTGGGCCTACAAATGGTTCAGGTGGTTCAGAACTACTTGACGATTATGAAGAAGGTACTTGGACTCCTACTATAGTTGCAAATAGTGGAACTCAACCAACTGTTACTTTTGCAAGTGGATATGTAGTTTCAGGATATTACACCAAAATAGGCAGAGTGGTTAATGTTAATTTTTACATACCCAACTTTACTGTTACTGGAACTACTAGTGGTACTTTGAATATAGGTGGTCTGCCTTACGCACATGGGGCATTTGGTTCACAAAATGGCGATGTTTTATCACACTACAATGTTACTTTTGCAAGGGGTAGTAATGGTAGTATTGCACTTAGAACTTATAGTGGAACTGCTTTAGGAATTTTAACTGTAGACAATGGTGCAACATGGGGCTGGGAAGCTGTATCTTGTTTAAGTGGTGGGAGTAATAGATACCTCACAGGATCTATGACCTATATGACAGATGGGTAATAAATTATATATGCTTAGTGGATTCTAGGCACAGACAATAAGGAGAAAAAAAATGGCATTAGAAAAAATAGTAAAAGAAGACAAAATAGAAATTGTCGGAGATTATAAAATAGTTCAAATAAGGACAGCTACTGTAATTGAAGAAGATGGAGTTGAATTATCAAGCTCGTTTCATCGTCATGCAGTTAGCCCAGGAGAGGATCTTTCAGAGCAAAGTGCTGAAGTACAAGCAATTTGTAATGCAGTTCATACCCCTGAAATAATTGCTGCTTGGGAAGCCCATCAACAAGAACTACAAGCAAATATGGCAAGTTCTGATGAGACTAATTCAGGAGAATAATTAAAAATGACTAAAGCAAGAAGTTTATCAGATTTTATAGAGTCAGATGGCTCAGTTACCCTTGTAGATAATCAGAAGATTAAGATTGGTACAGGTAATGATCTTCAGATCTATCATGATGGTACTAGCAGTTACATTGTAAACACAACTAATGATTTAATACTGCAAGATGATTCAAGGATACGACTAAGAACACCATCATTAATGGTAAACAATGCTGCTGATACGGAAAATCTTTTAACAGCAACAGAAAACGGAGCAGTAACACTTTACTACGACAACGCTGCAAAACTAGCCACAACCTCAACAGGCATATCTGTTACAGGTAAAGTTGTAACTACTGCTATGGAAATGGGTGGGGGTACATCCTCTGCTAGTATTTATCGAACAGGATCTGATGGTTCAGGTTTTCATTTTTCTACAAATGCTATTTTACCAGCCGATCAAACAGGAGCAGTAGCCAATGGTACAGAAGACTTAGGGGGAAGTGGAAATAAATTTAAAGATTTACATTTATCTGGTAGTGCTAATGTTGGTTCTGTGGGTATTGGAGTAAGTCCAACAACTCTATTACATATAAATGGGTCAGGCGATGCAATACGAGTTGAATCAACTAATACAGGAGCAGGTGGAGCACAAGTAGACTTATTACATTTTACTTCAAGTCCTGCCGATGATGATGTTCATGGTGTAATTAATTTTGGTGGGTACTATTCAGGAACTAACTCTGTTTATGGTTCATCAATAAAAAGTGTTTGGACTGATGTAAGTGCAAAAGAAGCAGCATTAGAATTTTATACAAAAGATGATTCAACATTTACCCACCACCTAAAAATTAATCATCATGGTGGAATTGCTATTGGTGCAGGTAACAATGGGTATGATGGTCAAGTACTATCAGTAAAAGCTGGTTCAAACGATAATGTATTTTATGGAGAAAGTTCAGACGCTAACTGTATAGTTTCTCTAAGAGATAATTCAAGTACAGCAAATATTGGATATGGGGCTAATGCTAATGCCCATATACTATCTAGGGATGGGGTAGAAAAATTTAGATTTGATGGTAGCAACCTTCATTTAGTTGGGGGTTCAGATGCAAGAATACAATTAAGCACAAGTGGTTCTGGTAACGCTGCTGTTTCAAATAATACAGTTCATATTCGTGGAGATAATGACAACCTTAAATTAAACGCTGCTGCTAATGGTGGAATTTTTATTGAAGAAGATGGTACAGCTAGACTTTCAATAGCTTCTGGGGGATTCACAACTATTGAAAATGGTGGTACTGATTTTGGAGTAGCTTTTAAAAGTCAAAGTGGGGGGTCTAATAGATCTGGTTTTGTAGTCCACAAACCAGGTACATCTACTGTATTGGGTTCTGCTTTAACACTAGGATCGGATGAAAGTTATAGGTTTGGTACAGCAAGTCATTATCATCAGATTATGATGCAAGATGGTCGTACTAGCATAATGGGAGATGATAATGAAGTCTTTAGAGCTGGGTCTGATAGATTGTGGTCTCTAGCAACAGGAAGTTATGCCCAGGGCCATGTTAGAGTCTATGTTGCAGAAGGTACTCTAAATAATGGTTCTACTTTAAATCTATTTAATAATTCTTCTGCTCATACAGATATTCATTATTGGATGGTTTTAGAAGCCTTCCATTCAGGTAGAACCTACAGAACAAGTATAGGAACTATAGGGGGATATGGGTGGAATGCAACAAACACAGGTAGTGGGGCTAATTTTAATAATTACTCTGTAGCTTCAGGTAGACAAGGTTTAAATTGGAGTAATAATTCTGGGTATTCTGCTTCATACTATATTGCAGCGTATATATGGGGCGATTCTGGTGTAACAGTAGAAAATGGAGCTATTTCAGCATTAATTTAATAGGGAACTAATATGAGTGATAATGAAAATGTAAAAACTGAACTTACTGAAGAAGTGGGACTTACTGAAGAAGTGGGACTTACTGAAGAAGAACAGAGTAAAGTTTCTAATAATCAAATTACAGACAAAAAAATAAAAGTTTTTGTAGATGGGGTAGAAACTGAACTTCTTGAATCAGAGGTAGCAACACCAAAACCTGTAGAAGCTGAAAAACATGAGTTAGATGATGATAGAGAACTAAAAGAAGTAGATGGAACAGATTTTACTCTGGTTCAAAGATTTAGTCATTTTGAATATTTAAAAAATAAACACATACACGAAAGGAAATATCCTTCTATAGAAGAACAATTAGATATGTTATATTGGGATAAAATTAATAATACTGAAGTTTGGAAAGAAACTGTAGATAAAATAAAAGAAGATAGTCCAAAGACAGATACTTCTGATATGTCTAAAGTATTTGATGAATTTGGTAACTAGGATCAGTTTCTGATTGAGGAGATATACTAAATATAGTATAATTAGTATAGCAGATACTAGCAATGATGTAGAGTACACATAGGATACCTACTCATTATGCCTTCCGAACACAAACAAACCTATGATGCTTTTGTGGTAGATGGATTAAAGCTATTTAGTTTATCAGACAATCATAAAAACTACACACTAAGGGAGTTCACAAACTATTTTTTGTATCCCTTAAACCATAGAAAGATTCGATTTTTTTATGAGAATAGTCAACCTAGAGGTTTAGTAACCTGGTGCTTTCTCTCACATGAAAAATCAGAAGCCTTCTTCAAAGATGATTACATTGTCCAAGAAGAAGATTATTTAGCTGATGAGGGAGATCAGCTCTGGTGCATAGAATTTATTGCTCCATATAGTAACACTCTCAAAGTCGCTAGAGGGATGCAACAGCATTTCCGAAACCTTTACCCAAGGGGACATAAAACAAGTTGGAAACGATTTGGCAGAATGGACTACAAAGGTACAGGGTATTTTTAATTAGGATAAATTATTATGGGATCTAAAAAGAAAACAGTAGTAGAAGCTGATCCAGGTATAGCCGAAGATCAATTTACTACCTTAACACAAGGTCAAGAAGGTATTAGTGGTCAGGTAACTGATCTAAGTACTAATCTTGATACTAGAGCCGATACTATAGATGAAACTCTTGATACCGGCTTTGGAGATATGGGAGATCGTTTTGATACAGTAGACAGCTCTCTCGATACTATAGGTACAGATATGGGTACAGGCTTTGCTGGTGTCAATGAAGGTATCGCAGGTCTAGGCACAGATGTAGGTAAACTATTTGAGGGTCAAGACGAAACAATAGCTACAGGCTTTGATACTCTAGGAACATCTCTAGGAGAAGAAGCAACAGCTATTACAGAAAATGTAGACACTCGTACAGGAGAACTAAGCGACCAAATAGGTACAGGATTTACTGATCTAGGTACTGACATGGGTACAGGCTTCACAGATCTTACTGATGTAGTTACTACAGGTAATACAGCTCTAGGGGATCAGATTACTAAAACAGGCGATGCTTTAGGTACTCAAGCAGAAGCTGGATTTGATGCTACTAAAACAAACATTGATGAAACAAAGGCTGCAATCGTAGCTGGTCAAGGAGACATGACTACTCTTATTAATGAGTATGGTGGTAATCTTGATGCCTATGCTACTGCATTGCTTGAAGGTCAGGCTGCTGCTCAAGAACAAGTAGGAACTCTACAAACAGGGTTAGATACTTTTGCTGAACAGTACGCAGATGATTACACACTCGCTGCTCAACAAAGAAATGAAATGACTTCTGGTATTGAAGGTGGTTTCAAACAAGCAGCAGAACAAGCTGGTAATATAGCTAATTCAGCAGCAACTGAAAGAATGAATCTATCCCAAGGTTTAACTGACTTAGGTGCAGGACAAGCTGGTTTAGGCGATGCTCTAGGATCAGGTTTCAAAGGCATGGGTAAATTAGTTAGAGATGAAGCTGGTAATGTTATCGGACAAACAGTACAAAGTGCTGCCGATGTAGATACTGCTATCAGAGATGCTCAAGGAAATATTATTTCTAAAACAGCTAACTATGTCCAAGATGCTGAAGGAAACATTGTAGGGGTTCAAAATAAAACTTTTGCAAGGATAGCTAAAGAGTTAACTGTAGGATTTGATGATGGCTCAGTCGAAGCTAAAGCTGCTCAAACAGACTTTACTAATAGACTAGCTGCTATTGATAATGTCCTTAATGTTCAAGGGGATCAGTTAAATGACAGCGTAAGAGATTCTTATACTAAGCTATCAGATGCTTTTGATGAACAAGGTAAACTTATAGCCAACTCAACTGATACTTTTGGTAATAGAATTTCAAGAGCTTTAGATGCTCAAGGAAATCTTCTTATAGCCACATTTAATGAGTCAGGTAATAAACTAGATCAACAGTCTCTAAGCATTAATCAGATGATGGGACAGATGGAACAGTTTGGCTATCGCCCAGGATCTAATAGAAACATGGGTAATTTAGCACCAGCAGGTAGACGAGTTCAACCTGCTTATGTTCAGTCTGGAAGAGGTCTCATGACTCCTTTCACTCAAACGAGGGAAGTAGCATAGAGACATGGCAGAAGGAGAAAATAGACTTCATCGAATTGAGTTAAAACTCGATAAACTAGCAGAAGCAGTAGTTCAACTAGCAAGAATGGAAGAACGATTGGTTACTTTATTTAATCGTATGGATAGCTGGGAAACAAGACAAATAAAACTTGAATCCAGGGTAGATGATTTAAAATCAGAAGTACGAACAAATAAGAGTGCTGTTATGTTCGGAGAGAGATTGTTTTGGGTAGTTCTAACAGGATTAGTCGGAACTTTATTTTGGATTTTTAGAACATAATATTAAGGAGTTTATTTTATGGAGAATCTTAAAATTTCTCCTTCAGGCATTAATTTAATTAAGCAGTTTGAAGGGCTACATAAACAAACAGTAGAGGGCGATGTCAGAGCTTATAGATGTGTAGCAGGTCGTTGGACTTTAGGTTGGGGCCATACTCAGGGAGTAAGGTCAGGTATGAGAGCTACTATAGATCAATGTGAAGAATACTTATTAGAAGATCTAAGAGAAGTAGGACAGTACATTAACGCACTTGTAGAAGTACCTATTAACCAAGCACAGTTTGATGCTCTTAGTTGCTTTATATTTAATCTAGGTGGTGGCAACTTTAAAAAAAGTACACTTCTTAAAAAGTTAAATAAAGGCGAGTATGACGAAGTTCCTGCTCAGTTAATGAGATGGAATAAAGCTAGAGTAGATGGAGTGCTAACTGCCCTTCCTGGACTAACAAGAAGGAGAGCAGCAGAAGCTGCACTATTTAGTATGGGTACTCCTCTTGCTTCTGAGAAAGATGGCGAACCAATGCCACAGAAGATAGAAGAAGAAAAGAAAGAAAGTTTATTTGGGAGATGGTTTAAAAAATGATTGAAAAACTGATAGCACCTGTAAGCGACATTGTAGGAAAGTTTGTAAAAGATAAAGACTTACAAGCTAAACTAGATCATGAGCTACAGACTTTATTTCATCAGGCTAATTTAGCCCAGATAGAAATATTAAAAGAAGATGCTAAGTCTACTAATTGGTTTCAAAATTCATGGAGACCCTTCGTGGGTTGGACTTGTGGCGTGGCAATGGCATACCACTTTATCCTACACCCACTTCTTCACACTATTCTTACAGCGTTTGGAGTTCAAGTAGATCTTCCAGACTTTGAGTTTTCTCAATTATCTACAATCCTAATGGCTATGCTCGGAATGAGTGGTTTGCGTAGCTATGAGAAAACAAAGAATGTTCATGGTAAATAATGGTAAAAGAAGTATTAAATGAACAATCCAATTTAACAGTTAGTCTAAGCTATTTAGCTCAAATAATATGTGCTATTGGGGCTGTAATTTACACTTATGTAACTTTAACAGCAGAGATTACGCAATTAGAAAACCAAGTTGCGTTAATGAAAGATGATTTAAAAGAAGTTCAGACATGGACAAGAGATTGGGAGTCAGGGGGAATATTACCACTTGATGTATCACAAAATGAGAAGATTAATTATTTAGAAAAAGAATTAGATCGGCTTCATGAACAAATGTATGGAAATTAAAAACTATGGCAGAGCAACAACAACAAAATCCTGTAAAAATGAATGAGCCTGTTGAAGAACAGGAAGTTCAGGCTGGACAAGCTCAAACCCAAACAAATACAGGAAATCCTAATAGTGATGCAGTAGTGGGTAACGCAGATGCTTTACCTGGGGCTACAACAACGATTGCCCCGGCTGTAGTTACAGGAAATCAAACTGTAGGACAATCAGGGATAGACCCAACTAGATTAGCAGGAGAGCTTGTAGGCGATCCTGGTTCTTTTATGCAAGGAGATATGACTCTTGCTGATAAAGTAGAAGGAGTAGATCCTAATACTGTAGGAACAAACATAGATGGCTCAGACCCTAAATTTAGTATGGATGCTGATGCTTTATCTGTTACAGCACAGACAGGAGTAGTTAACCAAGCTACAGGAGTAACAGAAGAAGACGCTAGAACTTATACTGCTGAGACTGCTGCTGATAGAGTAGCTGCTCAAGACATGGATGCTGCTACAGGAGAAGTTAGTGATGCAGCTACAGTAGATGCTGATGGCATTGTAGTTGATGTAGATGATGTAGAATCAAGAGTAAGTGGGTTTGCTACTCAGAATATATCTAAAGTAATTGATACTTCTACCATTGCAGGAAAAATGTTAGCCGAACAATTAGGAGAAGGTAATTATACTGACTCTAAGGCTACAGTTAAAGGACAGATGGATATTCTGTCAAAAGAATTTGTAGATGCTAATGGCAACCCTAAAATACCTACCTGGGCTGCTAGTAGTGCCAGGGCTGTATCTCGTATGATGGCTTTTAAAGGAATGACAGGAACTGCTGGAACAGCAGCTATGGCTCAAGCAATCATGGAAGCATCCTTACCTATAGCTCAACAAGACGCTAAATTTTATCAAACTGTTACTTTAGAAAACCTAGATAACAAACAAGAATCAATAATTAACACAGCAAACATTATTTCTAAAATGGAACTAGCTAATTTAGATGCCAGGGAAACTGCTGCTGTCGTAAACTCTAAAAACTTTATGACTATGGATTTAGCTAACTTGGATAATGAACAACAAGCTAATGTAATTAATAATCAAAACAGAGTCCAATCAATATTAGAAGATCAGAAAGTAATTAATACTCAAAGAATGTTTACTGCTGAAAATCAGAACGACTTTGCTAAGTTCTATGATAATTTATCAGCTAGTATTAATATGTTTAATACTGAACAGCTTAATGGTATGGAACAATTTAATGTAAGTGAAGCTAATGCTATTAATCAGTTTAACTCTCAATTAGAAAATGGAAGAGAGCAATTCTACAAAGATATGCAATACAATATTGACTTAGCCAATACTAAATGGAGACAGTCAATTACTCTACAAGAAAACGATCAACTCTTTGAAGCTAATGCTAGAGATGTTCAAAATATGTTTAACCTATCTACAGAACAATTAAATAGAATATGGGATAGAGCAGACTCTCTTTTAGATTATTCTTGGAAGTCTAGTGAAAACGAATTAGATAGAGAAAATAAAATTGCTTTGGCTAAGATGGAACTAGAATGGCAGAAGTATTCAGCTAGAAAACAATCACAAGGGGCTATAGGAGAAGGACTAGGTACATTAGCTGCTGCTGCCTTACCATTTATATTCTCGGATGAAAGATTAAAAGAAAATATTAGAGAGGTTGGTAAATCTTCAGATGGACACACCTTATATCGTTGGGATTGGAATGAAAAAGCTAAAGAGCTAGGTATAGATTCACAAGTACCATTTGGAGTCTTGGCTCAAGAAGTAAATGAAACTGATCCAATGTCAGTAGTAGAAACAGATGAAGGTTACTACGCAATAAACTATAAGGGGTTAAGTTAAAATGGCCGATACTTTTGAAGATATAATAAGACAATCAATTAAGTCTTTTAGAAAAGGCAAAATGCCTGAACAAACTAAAGCCTTATTAGAAGAAGAAGGGGGCGAATTAAAATACACCCCTGAATATTTTGATGAGTTAGAAAAAGAACTTCTAGAACAAAAAGAAAAAGAAGATAAAAAAGAAGCTAAAAAGACTAAAGGAAAAAAGAAACCTAAAAAAATGGCTGGTGGGGGTCTTACTATGGCTGTTGCTGGAGCAGAAGCATTAGCAAGTATTAGTTCGGGTATAGGAGATGCTTATGCCAACGCTGCTGCAAATACAGATAGGTCTAAATTTGTAACTCAAGATCCACCAAGGAGAAGATAATAATTATGGCACAGATACCTACAAAATCTTTTGATGCTCCAATACCAGGAGAAAATTATACTTCAGATGTTAAAAACTATCCCTGGCATAGACCAGCAGATATTATTAACTATGATGAAGCAATAGATTACTCGTTAGAACAACTTAGTACTGCTGAAGCTAGTCATTCTATTATGTCTCTATTAAGCGTAAATGTAAGTTTGCCTACTGTAGTAGATATATTTTTAACTTCTCAGATTAGTAGGGGTAAGTTCCCAATAGATTTAGCTATTTTAATATCTGGGCCTATAGCTCGTTTTTTAGAAATCATGGCTAAGATGTATGACATTGAATACACAATGGGTAAAGACAATACACCACAACCTGTAACCCCGGCTTATTTAACACAAGTAATGGATAATTCTGAAATAGACGAAGAAGAAGCAGAAGTAGTTTCAGAAGATATAAATGAAATACTTAATCCTGAAATGGGATTAATGGGAGCACCTTCTCAACTAGAACAAGAAATGATGTTAGGTCAAACTGATGTTATAGAAGATGAAGAAGAAATCATAGAGGAAGAAGAATAATGTCAAAAGTAATGGGATTTGGTGGTGGTTTTGCTAAAGGCTTTGCTGAAGGCATGGCTAAAAATTTAGATAAGTGGGCAAAAGAAGAAGGGGATGCTGCTGCTGTAGCTGCTGCTCGTTATGAAGAAAATAGAAAAAGTTTCTTTGAACAAAATAGAGAAGACGAAGAAAAAATAAAACAAGCTGAAGCTATGATTGAGCAGCTATATCCAAAGGCTGCTGATATTGATAAAAGAGCTAGAACTACTGATGCTGTAGAACTCCTAAGAGCTGGGTATAGCATAGATAAGACTTTAGACTTGATGCAAGACAGGATTTATAAAGAAATACAGCAGACAGAAACAAAAGACTCTACTGAAGTAAAAACTGAAACAAAAGACTCTACTGAAGTTAAAGATATAAACGATCAAACAGACGAACTAATAAATTCTGCTAATACAGCTCTTAATGAAGTTGATGAAAAGGTTGATCTCAAAGAACCTGAAATAAATGGTGGGGCAGGTACTTTAAACATAGATACAAATACTTTTGATAATGATGCAGAAGTAAAAGATGAATCTGGAGATAAAGGGTTTAATGCTAATATAACAGATGAATCTGGGGATACTGAATTTAAAAAAGAAGAAAAGGATGAATCAAACGATCTAGGATTCTTAGGAAACATGAGAAAAAGGCAATCTGATCGTAGAGCATCTAGGATTAGTAACCGAGTAGATGAACTTACCGGGGTCTCTTCTGAAGAAAGAGAAAAAATATCTAAAGGCTTCCTTCCAACTGATTATGTCAGGATTGATGGAGAAGGCAGAGCTGAGTTTAATCTTAAAGTAGATAAAGAAGATGAACTTAATGGTTGGGATTACTATAGGCTAGAGCTACAAGATAATGAGAACTTCCAACAATTAGATAATCTAGGTAAAGCTCAATGGCTAACTCAAGCTGAAGGAGAGTACAAAGCTATTACAAGTGGTAAGAACTACTCCAAAGGTACATATCTTGCTGAGTTAAATCGTGAAGAATTACTAGAGCAAAAGATTCTAGAAAACCCAGATAATTTTGATGAGAAAACTGTAGCTAATAATAGGTTTATGTTAGACATCATCTTGCCTATGAGAAAAGGTAACTTAGATATTCTAGGGGATGATAATAGCTCATCATCAGGTAAGAATGATAAGAATTTAGTTTCATACCAATTAAGAATAAAAATACCAGGGGAAGATGGAGCAGAGCCTACTTTTAAAAGAAGGTCTGGTTTATCCACCTCAGTATTTGTAGATGAAAACTTTATTGAAGCTTATCCTGAATACGCAGAACAAGCTGGGCAGAGAGTTAATGTCTATAAGATGCCTAATCCTATCTATGGTGCAAATAATAGTTCTGTTTACTTACCTCATGGGCATAGCTCTATTGATAATGCAGAAGGGGATGAGTTTGCTGAAGAACGAAGAGATCTTTGGTCAAATATTCAATCTAAAAATCTATCTAAGACAGTAATAGATGGTAGGGGTAGTGTTGGTACTGCTTTAAGAAGTGCCTATGAAATAGACGAGATGGTTAGGAAACAACCAGGGGTATTATTAGCAGGAGATGCAGTAGGAACATTTGTAGAAGAATTAGGTAAAGATATTAGCTCAGTAATAGGGTTAGTTACAGACAGATATGGAGAAGGTAAGAGAATATCGGAAACACAGGCTTTAACAGAACTAGATAGCTATTACACAAGTCAATATGGTGGTATAGGACAATTATCAGAAGAAGCTAAAACCCATAGATTATTCCAAATGAGAATGATTAAGTTCGCCTATGCTTCTGCAAGAATAGATGGGAACTATGGTCAAGGCTTATCAGACAAAGATTTAAAATTAACTTTTGATTCTATATCTGGAGCTAAAGACTATGATACCTTCTCTAAAAACCTAAAGATGATCGTAGGACAATCTGTTAATGAATTAAATGAAAACATTAGACAATGGGGATCAGATGGTAATGTTCAAGAGTATGTAGAACTAGGTGGAAAAGTTAACCTTAAAAGCGTTGGAGATGACGCTCAAGATGGTGGCTGGGGAGATGCCTATACTTGGTCTCAAACTCCTGTGGATGAGTGGATAAAAAATAATCCTGTAACTGCTGCTGGAGAAAAAATAGAACTACCTGAAGGAGTTACAATAAGTACCGATATGCCTGGTGTAATTCTTAATGAAGGCCTTATTGAACAACTTAGAGAACGAGGATTTAAAGTAGATGACAAATATCTAAATAGTCCTAATTTTAGAGTTTTAAGTGATGAAACAGTAATAGGATACTAATAACTATGGCAGATACAACATTAAGTAAAGACCAACTAGATTTTTTAGATACTTTAAAACCAAAGGTTGAAGAAGAAGAAAAAAAAGATGAGGGTGCTTTTTCTAAGGACAACTTAGATTTTCTATTAGATTTAAAAAACAGAGCTGCTCAAGATGCTAACCCTTCATATATGGTTAATCCTTTTGAAGACATTACTATGGAAACAACTATAGAAGATGTCAGAGCTAAATATCCTGGTAATATACCTCTACAACAAATAGTTGCTTCAGACGCATATCAAAATGCAACTACCCAAGAAGAAAGGCAAGATCTTATAGAAGAAGGAATTAATGCTTTTAATCAACAAGTGTATTCTGGAACAGGAGAAAAAGAAACAGGGATAAGAAGCCTGACAGGGGGTAGATTCGTAACTGTTGTTGACCAAACTAAATTAAAAGAAATACAAGAATCCGACAAGTATTTAAAGGCTGTAGCTGATAATGACCAAGATAAAATAAATCAATTAGAAGCAAACGCTAATGTTAAATATGCTGTTAATAGGCCTAGTGGTGGATTTTCTTTAAATCCCTTTGCAGTAAGTAGTTTAGACGATAACCAAGAAAGAACAGGGTTAGGGGCAACACTTGACTTTGTTGAAGGTAGTGGAAAAAAGTTTCTTAGAGAAACTGCCCAGTTTGGAGAAGACCTTTTAGAAATGTATGGGTTTAATGATCCCGATACAGACTATGTAAAACAAAACATGGCAGTATTAGCCCCTCAAAACAAGTATGAAGACCTTGTTACTGATATAGGTAGTATAGTAGTAGGGGGTGCAACAGGTGCAGGTATTGTTACTAAACTAACTAAAATACCAGGGATTACTTCTTCAGTAGCCAATGGGTTTGCTAAATCTTGGGATAAATTAAGAAAAACAGCTAAAAACCCAGAAGAACTTTATAATGCTTCTAAGAAATGGGAAGCTGGTATTAGAGCTTATTTGGTTATGAGGGGTGCAAACACAGGAGCTGCTGTAGCTACCCCAGATGAAATAGAAACTCTTTTCGGAGATGAGGTATTAGAATCTTTTGGTGTAGACCCGAAAGATAATCAAACCTTATCCCATTTTATTGACAATGAAATATTCACAGCCGGGTTAAAAGCGTTTGGTATTTTAGGTAAGTACACTCTTGGTAGTAAGGGTCTTAATGTCCCTCAAAAAGCTGCCGGGTGGGTTAAAGGATTAAAAGCTCCAACAGAAAAAGAAGCAGCTTTCATCGTAATGAAGAGTATAAATCAAGGATTAGATGATGCTCCTTTAGAAGAAGTAGCTTATCACATGAGTATACTGAGTAGGGTTATAGCAAACAATGAAAACTTTGCTATTACTATGTTTGGTAATGCTGAAAAACAAGTAGGTCTTGATACTGCTATGGCTATAAGTCAAGGTGCTAAAGAGTATGCAGAACAAGCCTATGCACACTTTAAGAAGTTGATGCCAGAAGATGAGTTTCAGGCCTTTATCCTACAAAAACAAGAAGACATAATTAAAGGTATAAATAGCGTTAAGAGTGGATTTTTAAATAATCCTAGTGTTAAATCTGGATCAACTAATATAAATCAAAGTGTAGATAATATTATAGCTGAGACAGCAGAGGATATTGCACCTGGGACAAAGGTATCTGATGATATTCTAGGAGAAGCCCAAAAAGTAGCCGATGATGTTACAGAAAATGCAGCAGCTAAAGAAATGGCTGAACTTGGTTTAGATACAGCTAACGCAGAAGCAAGGGCTGTCCAAGATAAAAATAAAATTATTCTCATGTTAAATGAAGCTGTAGAAAACAACAGTCTAGGTACTTCTATTGCAGAAAGAACAGCATTAAATGATTTAAGTGGAGAAGTTCTCTACAATGGATGGAAAGATAGTTATACAAATTATAATAAACTTTTCCAGGCAATTCCGGATGGGATAACTTTTGATGTAGGGGACTTTATTTCTACTGTTAATAAAAACTTTAAAACAGTAGATGATCTCGACATTATAACTCAAACAGCTACTAAGGCAGATCCTGTAGCAGATATGCTAAAAGCATTTAAACCTCAAGCAGTCTTGGATGATGCTGGGGAAGTTGTAATGAAAGATGGTAAAGCAGTAATGGAAACTGCTGAAGAAGTAATAGAGAGAATATCTAAAGGGGACATAGACCTTAAAAGACTATACACAGAAATTAGACCAGCTTTATCTGGATCAATAACCACATTAAAAGATGCCGGTAATCCAGCGTATAAGAAACTAATAAATATTAAAACTTATATAGATAATCTAGCAGCACAATCAGGAGATGACTCGTTTGATGCAGCTATGACAGCGTATAAAAACCATGAAGGTATTTATGGTAATACTGTTCAACTAAACACTTGGGAACAGAGTGCTAAACAAGTAGTAGACTCAGTAGATGAAGTAACAGGGACATTAAAAGTACCTACAGCTATGGGAACACCTAAAGGGTGGGCTAACATGGTTGAAACAGGTGCTAAAATGCAGAACTCGTCTTTTGAGTCTTTAACACCTGAAATAGTAAACTCTTGGATAAAAGCTGTTGGACAAGGTAGTGTAGACGAAGTATCTCCACAATATGTTAAACACTTAGTTGGATTAGCTATTAATGCTATAGGTAAAACTACACAAGCAGGAGATGCAGTAGGAAGCCAGAATATTATAAATGCTATACAAGATTATGTCGTAGTTCTAGAAAAGATGGGAACAGACGAAGCATTAGATGCTGTTAAGTTATTTAAAACTACTGTAGATGATATTAAAGCAGTAGAGTCTGGGGTTATTACTTCTAATGATTTACTTGCAAATACTGCCAAAGATTCAAAAAAACTTTTAGATGAAGCTAAAGAAGAAACTATATCTAAATTTATAGAGAATTTAACCGGGAAAGCTCCAGTAGTAAAAGCACCTGGAGAAGTTAAAGCAGAACTTGCTTCTATCTTTAATTCTAAAACAGCTATAACAGATATTAAAAATCTAATGTCTAGGGTGGATGAAGCTGGAGATCCTCTATTAAAAGAAGCATTACAGGCTCAATATCTAAGACATATAAGAGATAAAATATTTACTAACAAAGGCATAGACCTAAATGTAAATACTCAGGGTAATGTGGGAAGAGTAAACGAAGCAAGTCCAGCTCAACTAAACAAGATGCTGAGTCAAGATGATATGTCGTTTGCTATCTTAGATGAATTATTCAAAAAAGGTACAGATGATGAGATTATTGCACAGGGAGTCAAAAACCTAGTTGTACTACAGAGTCTTGCAATCAACCCCCAAGCAGTTAGGCCTTTAACTATGGGTTCTTCTACTATTAGTGAAGCTGAAATGATGAAAGGTGTTAACCAGCTTATTACTTGGACTTTGGGTATCCTTAACCCAACAGCTACTAAAGCTAGATCTATAGCTTCAGGGGTAGTATCCGAAGCATCTGCAAAAAATGCAGAAGCAGCAGAAGCTCTATTAGTATCTTTCTTAGTTAATCCAGCCTTTGCTAGAAACGCATTAGATCAAGCTGTAAATAATAGTGCTAAGTTTGATAAAAAATCTTTCTTAGAGATGCTTACTACTTATAATATGAGAGGTGTTTTTACAGAATATAAAGACACAGGTTCAGAAGCAGAACAGATGGATGCTATTATGAATATAAAAGCAAACCAGGAAATGCCTGGAGTTAGTGGTGGCCCGGTTCAATAGAAATGCCACCTGAGAAATGGAAACCAGACGAAACAAGAGTAGATCGTCAAACTAAGAAAGTAACTAAGATAAAACACTACTTACATCATACTCCTACCCAGGAGTTGAAAGATTACCTAGAAAAGAGTTATACTAAACCTAAACTTATTCAAAAAGCATTAAAGGAATTAAAGCGAAGAAGTGAAAGAACCTGATCCAGATGACTTAACAGTAGACAACGCCTATAAAACTAGGTGGATTTGGTATCATACCATCTTAGGATTAGAGCTATTAATAGTAATATTAATCCAATTAGCAATTTTAGTCATACTAGCTGTAAAGTTTTAATCTTAAATTGGCGTTCTCGGCAGGACTCGAACCTGCAACCCTCGGCTTAGAAGGCCGATGCTCTATCCAGTTGAGCTACGAGAACTATATATCAAATTTTTACTACATTTCTAAAAAACGACCTCACAGGAAGCCCATACAGGGCTTTTCTTGTATATAGCCATACCAAAACATCAAAAACACCTAAAACCTCTTAGGGAGCATCTCTGGGCTTCTCAGAGCAATAGGCAAAAAAAAGCCCCAATTAAGGGGCTAATTTCCGGAATAAGAGTAATTTTAACAATTAGGGAGTAATTATCTCTGAAGATGGAGTTACTATCTTAGAGTCCGACTCTTCTTCCTTGGGAGAACCCTCTTCATTAGATGCTGCTCTTTGATTTTTCTCAAAAAGATTCATCTCAAAAAGACCTCTATTCAATAGCCAATGAACCATAGGTAGAGCATTGTTACTTGCAGTAACAGCAGCGTTACCTTTTTTATCCAATCCTACCACAACTACCATTTCAAAGTCTTGGGCTTTTAGATCCTCAAGAACATCTGATACTGCTGGTGCAGTTGGTTGTTCATTAGTCTTTGTTTCTTTTGATTTAGCCATAAGTGATATATCCTCGGTTAGCTTTGTTTTGTATAATTAGGGTTTATTTTAACACTACCAAATGTCAGAGTCCACCCTTTTCTTATCATGTAGCAAGAGCCACAGTAATGTTTTTTATCTTCTGTAATTACAGCGTGTTTATCACACTTAGTATTTTTACATTTTACCATCATTCTCCTTTTCAATAAAATAATTACGCCACTCTTCAGTCTTCTTGTCCCAATACATACGATCTATCTCTTCTTCAGTATGTTTAAAGACAGGATTTTTCTGTTGGTCGAAGTAGGCCCTATCCCAACCTCTTTGCCATTCTTTAGCCAAGATGCTTTCTTTCCTATAAGGATGATTGAACCTACCATCCATAAAAGATTTCCTACCCATCAAAAAGGCAGTATTCATTGGATTTTTCCCTTTCTTTCTAATGTTAGTCCTGGGCACTCGCACTCCCCCAAATTTCTCCCCAATCCCCTTTGATAGCTCCTTTAGCGTAATCTACTACTTTGTTCTCAAAGAAGTTTGTATGAGTTACTCCAAGCATCCCATCTACCCAGGGAAGGTTATTCTTTTTGACTTTAAAGATTCCTTTCATACCCAAAGCAATTAATCGCCTATCACAAATGTACCGGATATACTTTTTAACTTCTTCTTTAGTTAATCCTTCCATCTTATGATTGTTAAATGCTAGATCTATAAACTGATCCTCTAGCTCAACCATCTTCTCTGCAATAGTGTAGATTTTAGATTTTAAAGCATCTGTCCACAGTCTAGGGTTTTCAGTCATATAAGTTCTAAATAACTTAATCATACTTTCTGTATGGAGAGTTTCATCAGCAATAGACCAGGCAATAATCTGACCCATACCTTTCATCTTTCCCCACCTAGCAAAATTAAGTAGCATTACGAAAGAGCTGAATAGTTGCATACCTTCAGTAAAAGCAGAGAAAGCTGCAATCTGTGCCGGTAGACTTTTTTCTTCCTGAAGTTTTAAAAAGAAGTCATGTTTCTCTACCATCTCCCCATATTCTAAAAACTCATTATATGTGGACTCTGGCATACCTACTGTCTCAATTAAGTGAGAGTAAGCTGCAACATGGATGGCTTCTCTAGCAGCAAAGCTAGATAACATCATCCTTACTTCTGGTTGAGGGAAGTGAGGTAAGTAATTCTTTACATACGCACCACTAACATCAATATCTCCTTGAGTAAAAAATCTAAATATCTTAGCTAGAAAATCTTTCTCATCATCAGTAAGTTTCTTCTGCCAATCTTTTACATCTTCGTTCATAGGAACTTCAGTCCATAGCCAATGCATTTGTTCTGAAGCTACAAAGGCATCATACGCCCAGGGGTAATTAAAGGGCTTGTAGTAGTCCCTTGTATCCATTAATTTCAATTTCTTTTTCCTTGCCATTATTTGTTATCCTTCACAGGCTACGCATACATCGCCATCTGCCACAGCAGTTAAATCGACTTCATCTTCAATCCTTTTACGCTCTATACGAGTGCCCACCTTATCTGCCTTTCTTAATTTGTCGGAGCGACAATAGTACAAAGACTTCATCCCCTTTTTCCATGCAAGGAAGTGAACACTATGTAAGTATTTAATATTCACATCTGCATTAAAGAAAAGATTTACTGACTGTCCCTGGTCAATAAAAATCTGTCTGTCTGAAGCAAGATCAATAATCCATCGTTGGTCTAATTCAGTTGCAGTCTTAAAGACATCTTTAACATCCTGGGGCAGTTCTTCTATATGTTGTACCGATCCATCTTTGGCAGTTATAGCCGACCAGATTTCATCTGTATCCATATCTAGTTCTTGTAGCTTTTGTTTTAAAAACCTGTTCTTATAAATATGAGCACCAGACAAAGTATCTTGTCGGTACACATTTGCTCTATAGGGTTCTATAGAAGGGCTAGTGTTTCCCATAATTAAGCTAGAAGAAGCATTTGGAGCTATAGCAGTCCAATGACTAAATCTTCTCAGCTCCCCATAATCTTGAGCATCTGGACATGGCCCTCGTTCATTACATAGGTATTGGTCAGCTTCAGCACACTTTAATTTAATGTGTTGAAAAATATCTTTGTTTCTGAGTTTGGCTACCACACTTTCAAAAGGAATCATATTCTTCTGGAAGTAGGCATGAAGACCTAACGCACCTAAACCTACAGACCTTTCTCTAAAAGCACTTAGTTTTGCTCTAGCGATTGAGTCTGGGGCGTGTTCTATAAAGTAATTAAGAACATTGTCTAACATTTCCATAGCATCACGAATAAACAGAGGGGAATCCTTCCATTCATCATAGTGTTCTATATTAAGACTACTTAAACAACAGACTGCTGTTCTATCTTTATTAGTAGGTAAAAAGATTTCAGTACACAGATTAGATCCATGTATTTTTAATCCTTTAGATTGTAACCAATTAGGTAGGTGGTCATTAGCATTATCAATAAAGACAATGTAAGGCTCTCCTGTCTGCATACGCATTTCTAAAATACGCTGCCATAATTCTCTAGCACTTATAGTGTCTACTACTTCATCAGTAGCAGGACTAACTAAATTCCAGGTGTCATCATAATCGGGATCTCTCATGGAGTTTTCAATCTTCTCCATAAAAGCATTACTTATATTTATACCATGATGTAGGTTCAATGTCCTAAAATTTTGATCCCCTGTTGGTTTTCTCATCTCTAAGAACTGAATAATGTCAGGGTGGCTTATATCCAAGAAAGTAGCATAAGACCCCCTTCTTGTTTTACCTTGTCGATAGGCTAGAGTAGAAGCATCATATACTTTTAGATGGGGCATAACTCCTACAGACTTAGCATCAGATTCTCTAATACCTACATGAATACCTACACCACCACCCATCATAGATAGCCAATTAACTTCAGATAGGCAGTCTACCAATCCTTCAGAACTATCATCTAAATACGATAGATAACAGGATATAGGTAGCTGTCTTTTTTCATTCTTAAATGAAAGAATAGGGGTAGAAAAACTCAACCAATGTTTAGAAGAGTATTCATATAATCTTTCTGCGTGTTCTTCATTAGATGCAAAGAAATCACAAACAAACTTAAATCGTTCTTGTGGACTCTCTTCATCCACCTTCATATAACTTTCTTTTAGTCTAGTTCTTCCTAACTCATCAAAGAGAGCATCCCTCTCTAGGTTTACTTCATACGCCATTTTGTTCTACTTTTTCGATTAGTTTGTTTAAATAAAATGCTGCTTTCTTTAGATCTTCTACAGGCTTACCCTTGTAGACATATCTCCAAATATATTTCTGGCAGTTGCCTTTTAGATAACCTCTGTATTCAACAGGGGTCATTGATGCTTCTATAGCAGTTAGGCACTCAATACCGAATTGATTGTAATGACTAGGATGATTAACAGGATCATGTTCTTCTTTATATTCTTCTCCTGGGTAAACTCCCTTAGTCATAATTGATTCTGTCTCTTCTCCAAAGTCCTGAACCTTTCTCATTTGGTCATCTATTGAATCTCCCTGTTTAATAGTATCAAAAGGGGGAAAATGAGCAGTAGGTATTCTAGCGTTTTTACGACTTCTACTTTCTTTATTTTTATTATCTTCTGCCATAGGTTCTCCTTCTTAATGAAACTTTTTAGGGTCTTTCTTTGTAGTTACAAATTCTTCCATATCTACAATGTTACTTGTTTTGCCATTCATTTTATTTTTAGCATTTGGTTTACTATCCATTTGTTCTATAAATTCTTCGTCAGGGGTAAACACAATTTCAGTCTGTGGATCATCAGGGAAGAGGTCTTTTGATAGCATCTGTTCTTTAATTTGTAGCCCTGCTTCTATAGCTTTACCCATCTGGAACACTTCATAAAAACGAGTGTGCATATATCCAGATAGCCCATGTATTAGTGTAATCATGGTATCTATTTCTACATCACTAGCAGCAGTATCTTTAGGAAAGAACCATTCTACTTGGCAGTCTATCGCCCCATCTTCTAACAGATATAAAGTTATCTGGGCTGAATTATCTTTATTGTTATTATCATAAGACATATTATTTTTTTTGCTCCTGTTTTAGTCTTTCGACTATGTTAATGGATCTTAGTTTTGATTTTTCTTTTACCCAGGATTTAGGAACTTCCTTGTCTGCATAAGTAAAACCATGTTTTTCACACCACTCCCCATAATTAGATTTTGCACCCTTCCTCAGTTTTGTTCTTGAATTACTAAAAACAAAACGAATATCTAAGTGGGGGTATTGCTCTTTTATAAGAAGATGTTTCTTTCTATCTTCCAATACGAATAGGCCTTTGAGTTCCAAGACAATACCATTGGGTAATAGATAGTCAGGTGTATAAGTCCTATGAATAACAGGGACAGTATAAGGAATTTTAAAGGATTCATATTCTGCATTTACATTTAACTTTTTAAGTTGTTCTCCAACTTTTTCTTCAAGCCCACTCCGATAACCTTTGGCTATAGCTCTTTGTCTAGGCCCAAATTTTTTTCTGGTCATTGTGCATTTCTTATGTATTCATCCACTAAAGCACCACCAGAAAGTTTTTCTCCAAAACAAACAACCTCTCCATTATGAAGCCTTCTTTCTATACGACCATCGTTGTACTGAATGTCTGTAACATGGTGTTCGTCTGTATCTTGAGGGCGAGTGTCATACCACATTGATTTAAGCCTGTGGTGGTGTAGAGTTTTAACTCCTTTAGCCCATTCTTCAGCTTTTAATCTCTTTGCTTGTCTTTCTACCATTTCACTAAACTGCCCCATAATTACTCCTCTTCTTTTTTATTATTAAACTCTGAAGGGTCATACTTTTTGACTAATTTCCAATAATCCAACAGGTTATTGAACATAGCTAAATGTCTAGTATGACTGTCTTTGTCCCATAGATAAGCAGCAATTAAATCTGTCTGCTGTCTGTCTACAAAAATAGAAACTCTTTCCGGTTCTGAGAAGCCACAACCTTCAGCATAGGCCGATAGTTGCATACCATGTTCATCATAGACTAAACGAGAAGGCTCTTTACCTTCTAGGCCATCTTTAGTTTTAAAGTCCACGAAGATTCCAGATTTTGAGTATAGGTCTATCTTTCCCCCATACCCAGAAGGAGCACAGAAAGAATCCTCTGCAACCCATTCTTCTCCAGGGAAGTGTTCATCTAAATATTCTTTTATAGCCCTGTAAGGCTTAGTGTCGGATTCCCCTAAAAATCCTTGTTCAATCATAGCATGAATAGCAGTTCCTCTTTCGGCTGCTTTCCTTCCTATTTCTTTTGAATCTTGCTTACACCTGTAAGTAAACTCATTAAGAGTTTCTCCAGGGTTTTGTTTTAGGGTTAAGGCTGAATTTAAAGCCTGATCTATTTTCCAATTCTCTAGGGAAGGTTTAGCTGCAATACCTATGACAGTAGTTACAGAAGGTACAAAACCTTCTTTCCTAGCATCTCTTAGTGTAGTGTTTCTTTCCTTACCATTTGCACCAACGATTGTATACATTGGTTCGCCATCTTGAGCATACCAATGGCCTGACTCTGCTGTGAATTTACTAGCCACATCATTCTCCTATATGAAAAGCCCCAGAATGAACCGGGGCTTAGATTAACTTTCGTTGAAGTCTTCGTTCAAGTCAGAAGAATTAGAGACTACTGCATCAATGGTTCTGATGTCATTCTGAGCATCGGTCAATGCTCGTTGGTATTTACCTTGGATAGCCTTATTCTCTCTAACAATCATGTCAGCCATGCCTTGCATAGTTTCAAGAGTAAGATCATCTACAGGTATCTTCTTTTTAAGATTAGGTTCAAAGTGCATTACAAAATATACAACACTACCTTGCTTTCTGCGTTCAGTAGTAACAGTTGCACTATAGTCCCAAAGGTTTGAGCCTTTCGGTAATGCCTTCTTATATTCATCTTCAAAGGGAGAAAAGTTACTTCCTTTTAGTAAGATGATTGCTGGTAGGTTCTCATGCTTAACTTTAGTACCTGTTGATGTTGCACCATCAAAGTCTACTAAACATCTAACTTGCCTAAAGCATTTGACTTCAGAATATTTGGCTCTTTCATCATCAGTTAGCTGCTTGAGAGTTTTACTATCAGGTCTACCACACCTAACAGTTCCCTTTTCATCAATAGGCTCTTGTCCCCAATTAGTGATTAGGATAGTTTTGTTTGCCATTTTCTTTTCAGCCTGACTCCAATGTAAGTATTGGTAATGGTGGGCTAAAGGTCTAATGGTAATAGTTTCAGCAAAGGCTCTTTCGCCCTCGACTCCCTTGATCCAGAATAATCCCTTCTTAATTGGATTACCTTCATCATCTTCATCATCTACATTCATTTTTATCTCAGGGAGATACTCAGCTTTTGTAGGTGCTGCATCTTCTGTCGATCCTAGAATCATCGCTAAGTTCCTTTCTTGCTCTGGGTCGATTAGTTGTGTATTACTTTTTGGCATAGTTTTTTCCTCGGTTATTTTAATAAAATTACTATGACACCTATAATACCCTTACTTATGCCATTTGGTCAAGTGCCAACTCTTCATTGTTCAACCAATTAGGGCCATAATTTACCTCTACATCTAGTGGTAATAGAGGTTTATAATCAAATCTTTGTATCATTTCTTCTTCTATTTCGCTCATTGCCCACACTAGAATTTTAATAACTGCATTAAATTCCTGGGGGTGGCAGTCTACTACTATTGAGTCGTGGACTGTTAATATGATCTTACTCTTTAGCTCTAGTTCTTTGAATTTTCTAAGGGCACGAATACACGATAATGGAACAATGTCAGCAGTAGCAAAACTTTGAACAGGATAATTAACTACAGCAGTCTGGTTAGATATTCTTCCACCATGTAGTCTTTCTGCATAAGGAAAAGCAAACTCCCTACCACTTGGAGTTCTTATCACTCCTTCAGACATTACTGCGTCTACAAGTTCAGTATGCCAATCCTTTAACCCACGATAGATATTAAAATACTCTTTAAAGTAATTACGAATGTGGTTCGGTTCTCCCATACCAAGTCCACCATAAAGGGGGGCGAATGTGAAGGCCTTGGCCTGTTGGCGAAGATCTTTAGTTATCTTAGATTCATCACATTGATTAATGATAGCTGCTGTCTGTTTATGCACATCTTTACCATTAGTAATGTCTTCTATAATCTGAGGGTCTTTGGACAACTCTCCAGCAACACGAAATTCTAGACCGGAGTAGTCAATCTCAATTATGTGTCCCTCATCAAAACGAGAAACTACGCATCTTCTTACAGGAAACTTTGAGCCTTTGGGCTGGTTCTGGAAATTAGGATTAGAAGAAGATAGCCTTCCTGTCCTTGTCGTAGTCTGGTTAAAGTTAGCATGAAGTATTCCATCATGCCTAGTCCATGTTTGTATTCCTTTAACAAAACTATCTAGGTAAGTAGAGATAGCGTTAAGCCTAGTAACACCCTCTAAAAATTGTATAGCCTGGTCATTATTTTTATCTCTAGCTTGAGAGATTAATCTTTGGATAGTTCCTTTATCAGTCTTGAACCCATTTATACTTGCATCAATCGGGCCACTAGGTACTAACTTTAATCCTGCAACTTGAGGGGTATCTTTTAGTATAACACCAAGAGTATCACACTCTTTGCAATTAGAAGTCTTAGCCCAAGGATCTCCATTCTTTTTATATCTTTGATAGAAACCTCTACCCTTGCAGTTAGGGCATTGATGAGCAATGGTCTTTTTAACTACCCTAGTAGTATTTCTTACTGCATCAGCAAACTTCTTAGGATTCATCTTCGGAGCGTATAAAGATTTACCTCTACTATCTACTCCTATATTAAAAGTAGATTTATGCACTTCCCTATCTTTTACTACTCTGGAATACACAACCTTAGTCATATCAATACCACTATTTAGATTGATAGGTGTATCTCCCATAACATCAGAAACAATGCGATTAAGAGTAGATTCTATTTGTTCCTTTTCTTTTTCAAACTCATACTCCACTCTTTCCAATTCATCTAAATCAATCTTAATACCATTGGATTCCATATCACATAAAAACAATAGCATTTCATTTGTAAGGTCTAATACAGGTTGAAGAGAACCAAACTCTTCTAGTTGTTGTAGATATATTTGCCCACAGGCTAAGACATCAGCATCTGCATATTCAATGACTGTATCCAAAGGCATAGACTCAAAACCTGTACCTTTTTTAAATAACTCATCTACGAGATCAGATTTCTTTTCCTGTACCTTTCTTCTAAGAGCAGTTGCTTTAAGGGATTTTTCAATGTGCTGTCCTCTAGCTAAAAGGTATTCTCCTACCATAGTGCAATGTACCTTTTTTGGGATAGGGAAGTTAGCTTCTTGAAGGTACAGCAAATCAAACTTAGCGTTGTGGGCTATAACTTTAGATGCTTTTGTTAGATCTAAGATTAGCTCATTAGGACTGTCTGGATAGTCTACTTCATCATGATAAAAGATAGCTTTCTTAGGTTCTCCTAGTTCCCCATCTTCAATCATTCTCCAATGAGCAGAAACAATTTTGTTCCTCGGATTAAAGGGAGAATTGTCTTTTATGTTGTCGGTAAGTTCTTGAACTGTTGTTTCTAAGTCTACTACTATCTCAATCGACATATCTTGAAACCTCTGGTTTGATGTTACACACGATTGTACCATGCCACCCAGAGAGTTTATTCTTTGATACTGTTATGTATCTAGTGTAATCCTGTTCAGCTTCCTCTGATTCATTCTCAATTTTTCCTATACCCAGGATAAGATCTGTTTCTGCACTCTTACCTATCTTACTGCCTTCCATTTCAAAAGGAGATAGTTTAGTTCTGCCTTTAGCTTCTGCACTTGCTTGAGATACAACTAACAATGCACAATCATATCTCTTGGCTAATTCTCTTAATCTTCTATATAGCTCTCTAAGTCTTTCATGGGATGCTGCAAAAGATCCCCCTATATGGACTTTATCTGCTTGGTCAATGATAACCACATCTGGTTTCATCTTCTCAACAAAACCCTCAACTTCATCCAAAGACCAATCTTGAATATCTTTCATATCAATATTGTTTGTTATCCGGTCAAAAGATTCTGAAGCCTTCTTGGGGTCTGCTAATATTTGTGCTTGGGTCATGTTGGTACAAGACTGTATAACTCGTAGCATAGTCCTACTTGTCTTCTCTTCATTACCTAGATAAAGAACCTTTGCCCCTTGATGGCAAAAGCCTTTAGGAGCTGCACAAAAAGAAACTGCACAGGCTGTCTTACCGGCTTCTGGTGTAGCAAAGATAACTCCAAACTCTCCAGGGCCAATACCATAAACATTCTTAGAAAGGTGTCTTAGGTTAAACTGCCATCTGTTTTTATCGGAAGTAGAGTCAAGTAATTCTGTGAGATCTTTTGTCGTTAAAGGGCCATAATCATCTGGCATAAAAGATTCTTTAGTTTTGTGTATTAACTCTTCTAAATTTCTTAATGCCCCATGTTGTCCTTCTGTAATCTCTAAACCAATGTGGGCGATCTTACGACCTATCTCTCTTTTCCATAGGTCTTCAATGACATCATTAGCAATATCAAAAGCGATTGGCTGGACTTGTTGAATGTGATTAATAAGATCCCTCATGGAATCTATTTCAGCTCTAGTGGCTACAGGGTATTTCTTTTTCCAAAGTTGGAAGACTTCTTCTTCACTTAGATCATGTTCGTATTTATTGTGGGCTTCATTGATTACCTGGTAAACATCTGCAACCTCTTCATCAAAGAGAGTGGCTTTTAATCTGTTTTTATTTGAATCGAAGAACTCGTAGTTAAGAAGGGATTTAAGTATTTTGCTATCATCTGCTATGCTCATTTGCTAGTGCCTTTTCTTTTGTTTTGGTTAATTTAAGTATCATATCACATCAGAGAGTAAATTATATAATTTGTCTTTGTTTATATATTTTATATCCTCTTCTAACAACAAAACTGAAGGCTGAACCCCAAAGAAAAATTTATTACTAGCATCAATAGACTTTTTTCTTGCGTCTTTATCAAGAGCAAAAGTAATCTTTTTGAAATCTTGTAGCTGCTGTCTTTGTTTGTGTTCTACATTAGTTCCTAATAAAGCCACACCTACATATCCTGGAATAGTACTAACAACACAGGCAGAAGGAATATCCTCTACTACGACTGCATGATTTCCTTCTCCAATAATAAAACAACCTGTTGTATCCCCATAAACTTTCCATTTAGATATTTTATATTTCTTATTAGTTGGGGGATCTCCAATATATCTTCCAACAGCCCCTTCGTTATTATTCATAAAAAAGAGTACCCTATCCTCTTTTGCTGTGTACTTGATGTGTACCTGATGTGTCTTATACACATTCCAACAATTTACTTCTTTTAAGTAGTCTACAGCTCTAGGATTGTTTTCTATTTTAGAGAGAATTGGTGGTATTTCATTTGGATTAGATCTTTTCTTTTGGGCAGTTTCTTTTGAACTTAACCGACTTTTAATAGAACTCAATGAAAGTTTATCATCTTTAATGCCTTTAGCATTGCAAGAAGCCTTATAACAGTTCCAGAGAAACCTTCCTTGTATTTTAGATAAGGATAATGTTTTATACCCACCACAAAAAGGGCAATCTATTCGCTTACTTGAGTTATCACGAAGGATTACCTTTTTTATGATAGAGTATTGTTCTTTAAGAGAGTACATAACTTAATCTTTTATAAAGATGCCATCTCTCATTACTCCTGTCCTATCCTTGATGTCTCCATAGGCTAGTTCCATACATTCTTTAAGAGTTACCCCTCTTCGCTCAACAATGTTAATTAAGATAACTAATATATCTCCAACATCATCTCGTATGTCATTCCCCTTGCAAACATTATCAGAAAGTTCTCCAACTTCCTGTATAAGTTTAAGGACTTGATCTTTCTCGGTAGAGCCTTCAATTAAGTTCTTACCTCTGTGCCATCCAATTATCTGATCTATTATTTTATGTGTGCAAATTGACATTATCCAAACCTCTTTTCTATGCCTTTTTCGGCTAATTTATCTGTAGGTCTTACATATATTGATAAGACATCTCTTGATTGATGGCCTGTTACTGATCTAAGCTCATCTTCTGTGCATCCACTTTCAGCCATCTCGGTAGCACCTGTTCTCCTTAGATCACTAATCTTCAGTTCTTTAGGTAGTCCTGCCTGATCTCTAATGGTGGCAGCGTGTTTAGAATATAACCTTCTGTCATATCCTTTCCCTGTACTCTCACAGATAACAATAGGCTCATCTTGAGGTTTATTAGTCTTCCCATTGTCTACTCTAGCAATCAATCTAGGAGAGCCGGGTATGTTTACCTGCGTATCTGTTTTCTCTTGAATGAAACGAAAGCTATTGCCATCAAAATTACTCCAGGTAAGCTGTCTCATATCTCCGGGGCGTTGGCATAGATCATAACAAAGTAATGCCATAGTGCCTAAAGAATGTTTACCTAGCTCATCTGCTTTAGCAATGAAGGCTGATACCTGTTCGGGTGTCCATAAAACAGTTCTGCTATCTAAACCTTTAATGCCCATCTTCTCAAAAGGATTAGATTGAACTTTGGAATGGCGTTTACCTACAAACCATATCTTACGAAGAACCTTGACTGTATGCACAGCCCTATGTCTACTAACATCTTTGGTTATGATGTCATACAATTTGTCAGCATGGGTAGGGGTAATAGTTCTAGCTAGATAGTCTTTGAATAGAATCTTAGATTCCCCAATACGAGTATCTAGTGCTGTTCGTATCATCAAAGTGTAGAGAGCTTTAGTGTTATCCTTTAGCTTAGACCATTCATTAGTGCCTTGATAGAATAAAATCAGGCCTTCTACAGTATCCTGTTTGATAGAAACATCTATTTTATTGCCTTTTTTGTGCTGTTTAAAGGCATCAGCTACCTCTATAGCCCTGTTTGTAGCGTCTTTTTTGTTGTCATACTGCTCATATCCGACATCTATTGCGTCTTGAACATACTTCGGTGGGCTTACTGCAAAGACATTCCTGCCATTCGCCCTCTCTCTAATCTGTAGATACTTGACTTTCATAATCACTCCTTAGTGTTTTAGTTATGTGAACATCAGAATATACCTATCAAATAATACTTGTCAATACTATTGTCATAATAAATGTAATCGTATATCATATAAGTTCTCTCCTAGTTAGAGACTTCATTGCTAGTGAAGTTGAACCCCCTGGAGCAATCTGGGGGGTTTTTTTATCTACCTATGGGCGATCTAGTCAGTATAGAGTTTAACAACATGGAAATCGACAAACCGGCACTCAAAGAAACATTACATGATGTATTCTTAGGCCTGTTGATTGCCTTTCCTGTTGGCTTCACTACTCTCTCAATATGCAAAATGGTTGGCTTGTCTACCCTGATAACCAGCTTTATTCAGACCAGCATATTTCTTTTGGTATCTATCATTAGAAAATACTACATCCGGATTCTCTACCAGAATAAACTAAAGTGAATCTATTGTCTTCGGGATCTAGTCTGCCCGATCTACTCATATACACACTCATATATAAC